GATTAATTCTATGCCAGCATTTGCAAGCCTTGCGGGTAACGACTACGGTGCCCACGGAGCAACCCCTGTTGCGCATACGCTCGTTCCTAATCTTATTGATCAGAACGGTGTTGCGCACTTCGTTGAGGCTGGAGCTACTCCACTTGACGATATTAAGGCGTCCGTTTCACGGCGTATTACTGCGGAAAACGGTAAGATTAAATTTTCTTACCGTATCTCGTGGCCTATTACTGCTACTGAGACGATCAATGGTGTCTCGTATCCAAAGGTGATTCGAACCGCTTATGCGGAATTGAATCTTACTGCGGATGCGGGTTCTACGGTACAGGAGCGTGAAAATATCATTCAACTGCTCCGTAACACCACTGACTCAGCCGATACCAATACCTGGACCGTTTGGAACAGTAATCTTGGTATTTACTGATGACACGGGATACTTTCATGTTAGCATTAACAGCAATGTTAATGGTAACCGGGCTTGTCCTATCCTTCTTCGTCGTTTCATACACTAGTATGGGACGTTTCATGATTGGATTACCACATGAAGGCGATCGTTCGTCAACCTCGGAAAAGGTCACGGAATACCGTGAACTACCGAGTCGCCAAGACAATAACTCACGACCTGATCCAGAAGATCAACGATCTCGAGGACCCCGGATTCAAGGCTACATACCTGAAAGAACAGTTTCTTTCTAAGTACGTAGATGAGAATACGGACTCAGGCGCACTCAGACGTAGCCGAGCCATTGAAAAGTGGCTCGCTACTGAAGAGTGCAACCGTGACACGAACGCTCGACTTGACCATTTACTCTGGGAATTTCGAATTCTCCCAGAAGTCAACTTCGAACGATTCGTCTCATATGTTCGTGATTATATATCTACAACGATAGGGGACACTCCCCCGCTTGATTGCCTAATTGGCAATTTTAGCGGTGGTGCATCCACGAGTCGAAGTCGAACTACGAGCCATCCGGCTCTGAAGTTCGTTGGCGAAGCACACGTAACCCCTGATGCCCTGTTATGGTGGGAACTGCTCACATTACCCGTTTCGGATGATGTTTACGGTCCTATCATTCCAGAGTTACCGATGTGGCCCTTAAAAGCTATATCCTTAACGTTGGTACCAGGAAACGTGTTGTTTACTGTCCCAAAGAAGACGGATATTGATAGATGTGCTTGTAAAGAGCCTGACATCAATATGTTCATGCAAAAGGGCGTCGGAAATTATTTCCGTCGTTGCCTTCGATTGAAGGGCATCAACCTCAACGATCAGTCGGTGAATAAGAG